AGTCAAGTCCGCCATTTTCTGTAAATTGCCATCTCCGATGTCAGCATTAAGCAGCCAGTAGATCTTTGGTATCTTTGCCCGATACCTCATCTTCGAAGATGAGGTATCGGCGGACCATCCATTCCTCGCTCGTTTCCATGGCCATGGCCGTCACCAGCCTGAGGCAGGATTCCTGGTGAGGGAAAATCCTGACAACCCTGGTCCGGCGCTTCAGTTCCTGGTTGTAGCGTTCCAGCATGTTCGTCGATTTCATAAACCGCCGGTGGAGAAAAGGAAGCTGATAGACCGTGAGAACCTCTTCCCCGTGTTCCTCCAGCAGAAGGGCGACCTTCGGATGAGACTTCTCGAGAGCCTCGGTCACCTCGTCCATGCGCTTACGGGCGCTCTCATAGCTCTGGGCCGCCATGATCTCACGGACCATCTCGATCACACGGGGCCGCTCCTTCTTGCTGACCTGCGAGATAATGTTGCGCATAAAGTGCACCTGGCAACGCTGCCACAGACAGCCCTGGAAGTATCGCTCGATGGCCTTGCACAAGCCGGCATGATCATCAGAGACCACATACTGGACTCCATTGAGGCCCCGGTCCTTGAGTTCCTTAAAGACCTCCGACCAGCTCGCCTCGCTCTCTGAGTCCGCCACCCACGTGCCCAGGATCTCCCGGTACCCGTCTGCCCTGATGCCCACCACCAGAAGAACACCCTGACTCAAGACCTGATGATTGATCCGGATCTTCTCGTAACGGGCATCCACCACCAGGTAGGGATAGGGCTTCGTCAGGGGGCGACTCCGCCAGGCCTGCACCTCTTCGTCAAGGCCCTTTGCAAGCTTCGAAACCTGGCTCCGGGAGATATCCAGTCCGCACAGAGCTTCCGTCACCGCCTTGACCTTCCGGGTTGATACCCCGTGCACGTACATCTCAACCAATGACAACATCAATGCCTTCTCATTCCTCTGATAGCGGTCGAAGAGTTCGGTTTGAAACCGCCCCTCCCGATCCTTGGGTACCAGCAACTCCATCCGACCGAGCCGGGTCATCAATGCCCGTGGCTTGTAACCGTTGCGGTATCCCCTTCGGTCTTGCGTCCGCTCATGGGATTCGGCATTCAGAAATGACGTCAGCTCTTCTTCCAGTATCCGCTGGATTGCCGTCTCCATCACCTTGCGAAGACCGTCATCTCCCTGACCGGTGGCCTCTTGCCAAATCCCCAACAAATCCTTATCATCCATCCTGCGAGCCATTTGCACCTCCTCAAGCGTTAGTTTGGCCACTTCGCTTTATCGGAAGTGCTCTTGGCTCGTTTTACGTTTTTACAGAATTATAAAGACTTAACCATTAATGAAATAGCTAAAATTATAAATGAGCACATAATCAAATACATTTAAAGCCTCTAATTTCAAAATATTACAACCGCAGCAATAAAAGTCAGAGCTTCCCTTCGCTCCTCTGCCTCAGGGAGGCGTATTCCTATTTGTCTTTCGAAGGCTCTCCAGGCGGGGCCAGGGAGTCGCGTCGCCCCCCGCGTGGGGGCGTGGATTGAAACGTGTATTCCCTATATCATTGAAATGCTCTCCGACCTGCGCTTGTTTTTTTGCCATACTACTTGATAACAGAACATTTGCTTCCAAGCTATTTACCCCACGATTTACTTTTTAATAAATTTACCTTGACATAGCATTTACTCGTGAGTAAACAATAACCCCATGAAGATCAAACCATACCTGAGGCATATTGGAAAAACACAAAAATGGTTGGCCGAAGAGCTTTCAAAGACGGAACTGGCCCATGCCAGGGGTATTAAACTCAGCTCTTTGGAGATCCTCGTTTCAAGGTGGGCCTCGGGGGCTGTTCCTTCACTGGAATGGCTTATCGAGGTTCGCAGGATCTGTGGCCAAATGGTAGATGCAGAGGATTTTTTACCGGAGCAGGGTGTTTCAGAAGTCAAGTAATCCGCTCGGGGGAGGTGGGTTATGGTCCGCTCAACGGCGAGTTTTCTCATCATGAAATTTTTTTGCCGTTGTCCGGGGAGAGGAAACCTCCATGAGAGTTGCCCGGATCGCCAAAGGTCCTGGCTTTTTTGGCAATCCTTCCCTGCTGCCCAAATCACGGGAACTAGGGCCCTGGGCAGCGGGGCTTTTTCGTGAGGTGAAGCATGGATCACGGTGAATTCCTGATCGAGATTTTCAACCCTCCCGGCGTGCTCGGCTGGGGCGTGGGGATATGTCCGTGCTCGCGCTGCGGGGGTATGGCCTGGACCCGTTGGGATGTGATGCAGTGGACCATGGATGATTTCAGCCTGAGAGATATGCCGCCCTGGGGGAATGCATGACCATCATCATAACCGTCTACCTCATTCTCTCGGCGCTGGGCACTGTGGCGTGGATCGTATTCAAAAAAGGGGCCGGTAGGACATGACGCTCGAAGATGAATGGCTCATTGCTCATACGTTTTACTGCAAGGGTTTGTCGGCCAGGATCACCCCGGAGCAGTGCAGAATCAATAAAGAGCAGACCGGGAGCCGGTACGAGCTGGCTGCATGCGTGAAGTGTAAGGATTACGACCTGGCGCAGAAGGAGGCATTGCCTATGTCAATATCACAGAACGTAAAGGATGAAACCATAGCGGCCCTGAGATCCTCTCAGAATCAGTCCCAGGCGGCGGCGAAGCTCGGTATCAAGCAGCCTTCTCTTTATTGGAGAATCATGCAGGACAAGGAGATCCACGCCGTTGCCGACGAGCTGGGTTTCCTGCGGAAGAAGGCGCATGAAAGGAACCTGCCTCACCCTATGGCGGTAGAGAGAAAAGGGAAGAATTACCCCTTCAAGGATGAAGTAAAACCGGAACTTTCCGCAAGTAAACCGGAAGAATCCGCAAAGCCCGACCCCGAGCATGCCGAAGGCGTGAAACCGGTAAATAAAGAATTACATAATTCAGCAATTCCGGGCAAAGAAACTACCGGAGATATTCCGGGTTCACCGACGGCGGAAATAATTATCAAGCTCAGCGGGGTCCCGATCACGCAACTGCGCGGGGTGATGGAAATGATGGGGGCGGGAAGAGGATAAAATTATGGCTGAAGGTCGGATGTTAAAAAAACAGATCTCCCGGAGTAAGAAGCTGGCCGAGCTCAAAACGGACTCAGCGAGACTCTTGTACACATGGATCATACCCCATCTTGATGTCAAGGGAAGGTTGGAGGCTGACCCACAGCTTGTTAAGGGCGAAATAGTCCCACGCCTTAATACTTTCACGGTTGATAACGTCCAGGAATATCTTGAGGACATGCGCGATGTGGGGCTGATAAAGCTCTATCAGGTTGATGGAGATCAGTACCTGGAGTTAATTAATTTTGAAAAACATCAATATTTAAACCATGATAGAGAGGCTAAATCAACTATTCCCGGACCTACTCCGGATAACTCCGGACCTACTCCGGATAACTCCGGATCTACTCCGGATAACTCCGAGAGTACTCCCGCACAAAGCAAAGCAAGCAAAAGCAAATTAAGAGAAGTTAAAGCAAGGGAAGTCCGGAGTACTCCGGAGGTGAACGAAACAGAAAAAGAAAAACCTGCTGCCTTTTGTCCTTCGGACAATTTTGAAAAACCTGCCAAAGACGAAACCCCCTTCGTACCCCCTGACCAGGACACCATCAAGGACGCCCCACCGGAAATGATCGAGCAGCTCATCAACGACATCGAAGCCGAGCTCACGACCAGCGGCATCATGAAGATCCAGGACCTCCTGAGATTCAAGAAGAACTGCAACGGTGCAAACCGGAGAGCAGTCTTGCACACGCTCTGCCAGTGCTACACCCAGCGGCCGGGTAATCCGGGAGGTTTCTGCAGGAGCGTCCTGAAAGCCGAGAACCCGAATTACTACGCCCTGGAGCATGAGAAAGCGGCGGAGGCCTATAAGATTCCCAGGGGGGAAGCAGGGAAGATCCTGGGGGAGATAAAAAACCATGAGCCAGGAGGACACCGTGAGTGAGAGACAGATGACCTTGGAGGATGCATGAAGCCAATCCACAAACCCGGACAGATGAACGGGACCGAGCAGGAATGGGCAAATCGCCTGGAGATCCTCAAGCAGCAGGGCGGGATCATCGACTACAAGTGCGAGGGGATCAAGTTCAAGCTCGCGGATAAAACCTACTACACACCGGACTTCTTTGTGGTCTACCCCGACCACTTCGAGGTCCACGAGGTCAAGGGCTTCATGATGCGCGACGACGCGGCGGCAAAGTTCAAAATCGCTGCGGCCATGTTCCCGCATTTCCGGTGGAAGATGGTCCAGAAGAAGAACAAGAAAGCTCCCTGGGAAGTCATCAGGGATATGTGATGCTCAAGATCGGGATTGAACGCATACAGCGGCTGCAGCGCGAAAAGATGTTCTTCGAGACGACGCTGCTTTACGGCCTCGAGGAGATAGGCCATTTCCTCGGATGGTCAGAATCAAAATTAAAAACCAAGCTCGCGGAGCTCCAGGATGCCGGGGCGATCTTTCAGAACCGCATAGGATCGCCACCGGCAAAGGTCTGGTGTTCATATCCATGCCTTTTATTGAGGTTCGTTTCACTTAAGGGACAGAAAAGAGAAGTCCTGTAAAATTTAGACTGTCCTGATAACCTCCCCTGATAACCTCTACTATAACCTCTCCTGATAGACTTTTGCCCGAATAACGCAATGAGCTTACAGGCGAATTATGCCTGTAACAGGAGATGAACTCAGAGAGTCTTTGGCTCACCCGACACGCGAGGCCCTGGACGCTGCAGGGCTCGATCTCGATTTCCTCGTTAAAAAGCTCAAATCCGAATTGAAAGCCAAGATTTCCAAGACTCAGAAGCTGAAAGGAGGAGTCAACGAGCTCCCCCGCGGATTCCATAAGGTCACTACCACCGGCTTCACGGAGATGAAGCCAGGTGAAGAAGGCCCTGAGCGTGTCTATTCAGACGGCGAGACGCTTATCCAGTGGGGAGAAGCAGCATGGGACGTTCGCCAGCGAGCCCGCATCGAGGCCCACAAGCTCAGAGGGGATTATCCAACCGAGAGGCATCAGCACGACGGCGGTATCGACGTAATCATACGCGATTGCGTCAAGGAGGGCTCCGATGGGTGAGCGCCTCCAGGTCAGCATCCCCCACGACTGGAGCCCACGGGCCTACCAGAAGGGCGTGTGGAGGGCTATGGACCAGGGAAAGCGGCGCGGCGTGTGCGTATGGCACCGCAGGGCAGGCAAGGACCTCACTGGCCTTCACCGCACGGTCCTGGAGAGCCAGAGGCGCAGGGCAAATTATTATCATGTCCTTCCGACCTACAACCAGGGGCGCAAGGTCATCTGGCAGGGCAAGGATAAGGCCGGCAGGCCGTTCCTGGATGCCTGGCCGAGCGATCTAATCAAGGGGCAGCCAAACAACACGGAGATGAGGATTGAGTTGCTCAATGGCTCCACCTGGCAGGTAGTCGGCGGCGACCAGATAGACCGCATCGTTGGCGTTAACCTGGGCGGCGTACTATTCTCCGAGTGGTCCCTGACAAACCCCCTGGCCTACGAGTACATGCGTCCGATTCTCAGGGAGAACAATGCATGGGCGTTGTTCCTGTTCACTCCACGTGGCAAAAACCACGGCTATGATCTGTACCGAATGGCGCAGGCAAACCCCGAGTGGTTCTGCGAACTCCTCACCGTGGATGATACCGGCGTCGTCAGTGCGGATGACATCGAGCGGGACCGCAGCGAGGGTATGAGTGACGAGCTGATCCGGCAAGAGTATTACTGCGATTTCACCGCCGGGATCGTCGGCAGCTACTACGGAAGGTACATCGCGGCAGCGCAAGAGGCGGGTCGCATCCTCGAATTGCCTTTTGATCCTGTCCACCGGGTACACACGGCATGGGATCTCGGCTTCGACGACAGCAATGCAATAATCTTTTTCCAAGTCGTTGGTTCCTGGATCAACGTCATCAACTACATCGAGCACCACGGCGAGGGCCTGCCCTACTATGCCAAGCGCTTGCGCGATATGGAGTCTGATTATGGCTATCTGTACGGCAGGCACTTTGCCCCTCACGATATTGAGCAGCACGAGATCGGCACCGGGAGGACGCGCAAGGCGATAGCCGCGGACCTCGGCATCAATTTCATCACAATCCCACGCATATCAGGCCAGGCAGAGGGCATCGAGGCCGTGCGCTCCGTACTCCCCAGGTGTAGGATTGATGATGGAAAATGCTCAAAGCTCGTCAGTGCCCTGGAGAATTACCGGCAGGAGTACGACGAGGAGCGGAAGAAGTTCATCGATAGACCCCTCCACGACTGGAGCAGCCACGGAGCAAAAGCATTTGAGTCCCTGTCATTCGGCGTGGATCTCATCGGCGTTGATTCAGGGGCATCCAAATCTACCTGGGCCGCAGCTCGAGCCCGCAACCGTCCCCCATCCTCGAGGGCTGCATAAATGACAGACCGCGACATCATCCAGGATTTCAACGAGATTTACGAGTATGAGCGGCAGCAATGGGAGCCGTGGTGGGACGAGGCCGGGACCGATCTCGGGTATCACCTGGGCAAACAGTGGAGCCGGGTGGATCAGGCCTACATCGAGGGCCAGCAGCGAAACGCCCTGGTGTTCAACAAGGTCCGCCGCGTCGTCAATATCATCTCCGGCCATCAGAGAAAGAACAGGCTCGCGCTCCGGGCGCAGCCGGTCGAGTCCGCGGATGATCTCACGGCGAGCCAGTTCACCGGGACCCTCATGTACGACATGACCCGGATTCATCAGCACTTGAGCAAAGCCTTTGAAAACGGCAGCGTCAAGACCGGGATCAATCTCCTCCGGCTCTATAACGATTACAGCCTGGACCTGGTGAGCGGGGACATCAACGCGTACAGGCTCGCGCACAACCAGTTCCTCCTCGACTCCAACTGGACACGAGAGGACCTCAAGGACTGTCAGCATATCCTGGCCAGGCGCTACATGAGCCGGGATTATGCAATGTCCCTGCTGCCCGAGCACACGAAAGATATTGACAAGCTATCCTTCCAGGGCGGGGACAACAAGTTCCCCGGGCTCCTCAATCCCAAGCGCCGGTATGACGCGGACAATGTTCGGTTCGATGAGTTCTGGAGGCGCGTACAGAGGCCGGTCAAGATCATCATCGACACCGTGTCCGGGGAATATGTTGTCTGGAAGAGGGACGTTTCCGGGCGCATGAAGGCCCTCCTGGACGTCGAGATACCCACACCGGACGGACCAAAGAAGCGCTTCCTGGTCCTTCAAAGGAAGATGGGCTCCGTTGAGCTCAACATCATGGTGGAGGGCGAGCTCTTTTACACGGGCCCGGACCCCTCGGGCATCGACGACTATCCCCTGGTTGCAGAGATCGGGTACTTCGACCATGAGTACGACGAGCTCGCGGAAAAGCTCCAGGGTGTGATCCGCTGCATGAGGGACCCTCAGACAGAGATCAACAAGCGCCGGTCGAAGCTCATCGACATTCTCGATTCACAGCTCACAACCGGGTGGGAAGTCGAGGAGGACGCCACGCCGGAAGGGTTCGAGGATCAGTATTTCAAGACCGGCCAGGGTCAGGTGATCCTGGGCAAGCCTGGCGCCATATCGGGGAATAAGATCCGCAAGACACAGCCGACAGAGGTCCCCCAGGGCCTTTTCCAGGCGATGGGTATCCTGGACCAGGACATCATGGACATTCCCGGAGTCAACGCGGAGATGTTCGGCATGCCGGAGAACAACCAGCAGATAGCCGGTTTCCTGGCTGCCATGCGGAGCAACGCGGGAATAGTGGTTCTGCAGTCCCTCTTCGATAACCATCGATTCACTCAAGCAGAGCTCGGCCGCAAGCTCATGCGGATGCAGCAGCGCAACTATCACCCTTCGAAGGTCAAGAGAATCCTCGGCCAGGATCCGACACCTCAGTTCTACGACGAGTTGTTCAGCCGGTACGATGCCGTGTGCGTCGAAGGCGTCCTGTCTGACACGCAAAAGCAGATGTACTTCATGCAGCTTCTCAATCTACAGCAGATGGGCGCTCCGATCCCCTGGAGCGAGCTGATAGAGGCATGCCCGCTCGAGCTCAAGGACAGCCTCAAGAAGGCAATCAAGGCCGGGGAGCAGGCACAGCAGAAGTCGCAGCAGCAATCGGCCCTCCTGGACCAGCTTACGACACAGATGATGCAGAGCAAGATCATGTCTGACGTCGCCAGAGCGGGACAGTCCAGGGCCTCGGAGGAAGAGAACAGGGCAAACGCCATGTTCGATCGGGTCCGCATTGCAAAAGAGCTCGACGAGGCAAAGGACGACCGCGTGTTCAAATGGCTCGACATGATTACCAGGCTCACCGCGGCCAAAAACCAGAACCAGGGCGCACCTGCACCGGCGCAGCAGCAGGGCGGGGCGCTCATGACAGTGAGGTAAGGACATGATCTACATTGGAGACGTTCAGGTAGATGTTGCGCGGATCATGCGAATGAAGCTGCAGGAAGCAATCGACGACGGCGAAAAGCTCCGCCTCGATGAGATATTCATCACCGTGGTTTTCAACTTCGAGAAGCCAACGCGGACATTCAGGCTCCGTCTCATCACCACCGACCAGCAGCCCCCGATGAAGCTCCTGGGGACCGCTGTTTACAAAGTCAATTATCGACAGGGCAAGATCGACCGGCTCTGGATACTCCCCATGCAGCAGGACGAGCTCGTCGCCATGGCAGCAGTCACGACCGGACTCTCAGAGGAACATCTCAGCAAGGAGATCATATCAAGCGCAGAAAGCATAAAACCCGCGCTCCTATACAGGCCCTTGAGGCCGATTATAGGCCGGGCATAGGAGGAAGATAATGTCAGGACAGGCACAGGCACAGGACAAAGGCACACCGGACAGCGGAAACATTCTCGACAGCTTCAATGTCGAAAAGATCGACGAGATCGATTTCGACGCCATGGACGATGAGGGTGCGGCAGCAGCTCTCAAGGCCGCAAAGGCCGGAGACGGCGGAAAGGACGACGACGCGGATACCGGAGACGACCAGGGCGGAGAAGGCGACGACCAGGGCGACGGCGAACCTGATGCCATGACGGCGCTACAGGCACAGAACGCGCAGCTTGTCGAGATTGTGAAGCGACTCGCTGCCGGAGGACGCCCGGCACCACAGCAGCAGGAGGACCCGGCCCC